GATCTGGTTCAGCTGGTTTTAGCACGGATAACGATGGAACTTTTTCTCAACATGCTAATGCTCTAGGTAGTGGTTTTGTGGCAGTTAAAGGATTAATTATAGGGCAAAATACATTAAGAATAGATGATACTTCAACAAGTTACTTAGTAAATGGTGGTGCAGAATATCATACTGGAATCCACACATCATCACACTACCAATCCTTTGAAACACCCTTCCTGCATGAGTTAGTAGGAGGCAGTAGAAACATGGAACAGAATAATCTGGTGGTTACTCCAGATGGTAAGACATGGGATCAAGTTACGAGGGATGTGAGTTATCTTGGGCCAAGAGTTGCACTTGTAACTCAAGCAGATACATCTGGAAATCATTCTAGTGAAATGGTAATTTTTACGCAACATAGAGGTGGTTCAACAAGTGGTCATAATGCTAACAAATTCGCTAAAGGGATACTTTATGCTTATGATAGAGTCATAATTCTTGAAGATGGATTGTACGATATTGAGTTCCAAACTTATTCAGGGGCTCTAAATGTAGATGTCTCCTTAAAATATAATGATGATACTACTGGTGGGGCTAGGGGTAACGGACAATTAGTTCAATTAAGAATTGATCCTGCTGATGAAACAGCACAAACAAGAGCCAGAGTATATTGTAAACGTGGAGATTTTTTCTGTATAGCAACTAATACAATTATATCAAAGAGTGCATCATTGCTAGAAATTCAAAAGGTAGAATAATGTATATTGCAAAAAAGGATACAAAAATTATAGGTATTAATGAAGTGGAATGGGAATGTAGGAAAGAAGCAAAAGGGTTAGATACTCCTTCTTATATGACTTGGTTAGATTCTGTTACTTCTGGTGATCCACCTGTAGCAGATTATAGTGGTGAAACTGGATACACAATCGTTGAATGTGAAGATGAGAACATACAGGAAAGACTGAATCAGCTTGGTGATTATCAAGCAGATGATGTTTACAACATCAAGTGGTCTGATTCTAAAACTAAAGTAACTGTTGATGAGATTGAAATAGAAACGCATTTTACAGGAGATGATTCTGCAAAAGATGCCCGATTACTCGCAGCAGAATGGGTAACAATAAGAACAGAACGAAATAGACTTTTGACAGAAACAGATTGGTGGGGAGCATCAGACCAAACAATGTCAGATGATCAAACAACATATCGTGTTAAATTAAGAACATTACCAGTAGACCAATCATCAAAAACAACGTATGCAAGTATTACTTGGCCCACAAAACCAAGTTGATCGATTGTTTTAGTATTTTCCACTTTCCGTAACTAATAAATATAAATATGAAACCAATGGATAATTTTATTAATTTACGGAAAGAATATGGCAGTCTCACTCAAGAAAAAAAGTCAAAACTACATTATTGATCAAGGCACTACCTTTGAAAAAACAATAGGTGCAGAGAATGCATCTTCTTCAGCCGTAACTATTTCCTCTGGTACGGTTGCAGGCGGAATGATTAAGAATTTCGCCTACGCAAACACCCTTCAAGCATTTACAACTTCTGTTACTGGTGCAAATTGTACCTTTTCATTGACTGCAACGCAGACTACCGCATTAGCAGAAGGTAAGTATTTTTATTCTCTTACTTATACACAAAGTGGGGGAACTGTTAAAGAAAGACTTGTAGAAGGACTAATTACAGTAGAACCTTCGGCAGAAATAAATAACGGATAATAAACTATGTCTTCAACACAACCAGCATCAACTACGGAATTAAAGGAATATTGTCTGCGGAAACTTGGAAAACCTGTTATTGATATAAACATCGCAGATGAACAGATGAATGATATGATAGATGAATCTATTCAATTTTTCCAAGAATATCATTTTGATGGAACAGAAGTTTATTATGCAAAGGAACAAGTTGCGGCCAGTACTCTTACATTTGCAAGTGCTGCTACAGGAACATTCTCCACAGAAGAAATAGTCACAGGTGGAACTTCTGGTGCAACTGCAAAAATACACGAAGTGACAAGTACGACTGTTTTAAAATTCAAACAACACAAAAATTCTGACGGATTACGAGAGGCAAACACTTCTGCAACATTTACAGCAGGAGAAACGATTACTGGTGGAACTTCTGGTGCAACTGGAACTGCTCATGCGACACAAGCAACTGCTGTTGTTTTTGGAAACATAGACACGAAAGCACTTACAGCAGATGATACGATTATCGGAATACGAGATGTTCTTCCAATTAGAGCAGAGAAACTTTCTTCTGATGATATGTTCTCTATTGAGTATCAGTTTAATTTGAATCAATTACCTGGCCTTCTTAAAGGAAGTGGAGGACTTGCAAATTATGCAACATCTAGACAATATATCAATCTTATGGATGATATGTTTTCTAAAAGTGATACTAGACAAATTCGTTTCAATAGACTTACTGATAAAGTCTATATAGATATGGATTGGGATTCCGCAGTCAAAATAGGCGATTGGTTGGTTCTCCAATGTTACAAGAAAATTGATGGTGGAACTTACACAGAATTATACAATGACATTTTTCTTAAAAAATATACTACTGCATTGTTCAAGAAACAATGGGGTGCAAATCTGATTAAATATGAGGGGATGCAACTCCCGGGCGGTGCAACTCTCAATGGTAGACAGATTTATGATGATGGACATACCGATTTGGAAAAATTAGAAGAAGAATCGCAAATGCGGTATCAACTGCCTGATAACTTTTATGTAGGGTAAGTATTATGCCAACAAGCTCATACTTTCGTACATTTGATGCAAGAAACGAACAAGAATTATTACACTCACTTGTCACAGAATCAATTCAGATACACGGACACGATGTTTCCTATATTCCTAGAACTTTAGTAAATACTGATACTGTTCTTGGCGAAGATTCTATTTCAGAATATAAAGATGCATATTCTGTTGAAATGTATATCAAATCTGTAGATGGATTTGAGGGCGAAGGTGATTTGATGTCAAAGTTTGGTCTGGAAGTTCGTGATCAGATTGTGTTCTCACTGGCACGAAGGGCTTGGGAACGGTTGGACTTGGGGGTTCGGCCTAAAGAAGGAGATTTAGTTTATTTTCCTCTTACCAACAAGCTCTTCCAGATCATGTTCGTTGAACATGAAACACCATTCTACCAAACTGGAGCCCTTCCAACATTTGACCTCACTTGTGAACTCTTTGTTTACTCTGATGAGAAGATAGATACCGATGTCGATGCAATCGATGTTATAGAACAAAAACAATCTTTTGTTCGCACATTTGAACTATCAAGTATTTCTGGTACATTTGTTGAGGAGGAAACTGTTACAGGTGGAACCTCATCAATTACAGGAGAAGTTGCTCGTTGGGATGCTGCAACAAGTTATTTGTATCTCATCAATATGACTGGCACATTCACGTTGAACGAAATCATTACAGGTGCAACAAGTCTGGCCACAGGAACTTATTCGACCAAAATTACAACCGATGAAACTACTGAAACTTTATCGACAATTGATGCTGGTACATCTGATAAAGTTTCAAGTAACAAACAATTTGAAATTGATGCCGATTCGGTGTTTGATTTTACTGAAGGAAATCCGTTTGGAGATAATCCGTAATGTTTGGAACTTATTTTTACCATCAGATTTCAAGAAAGATGGTAGTTGCATTTGGATCATTATTTAATACTATTGAAGTTCGTAGAACCAATAGTGCAGGATCAGTTGTTGATACTATCAAAGTTCCCCTTTCTTATGGCCCGAGAGAAAAGTTTCTTACTCGCATAAGTGCAGATCCTAATTTAAATCCCAGTATTGCGCTCACCGTTCCAAGAATGGGTTTTGAGTTGACATCCATGACATACGATGGTGTGAGAAAACTCAATACGATGGGCAGAAATGTTAAAAAAGGAACTACAGGACTCAAAAAACAATTTAATCCAGTTCCTTATAATTGGGATTTTTCTCTTTACGTTTATGTGAAAAATGCAGAAGATGGAACACAAATTTTAGAACAAATTCTTCCCTTTTTTACACCAGAATTTACAGTAACAATGAATCTTGTTTCTTCAATGAGTGAGAAACGAGATATTCCACTTGTACTGAATTCGGTTACGAGCGAAGATACTTATGAAGGAGACTTTGCATCCAGGCGATCTATAATTTGGACACTTTCTTTTTTGATGAAAGGATTTCTATATCCAAATGTTGCAGACAATGCAAAAATTATCACAGATGTAACAGTAGATACTCATCTTATGAGTGCAACTGCAGCCGATCCCGAATATATAGTAATGGAAGATAGTACTCCTTATGGTACAAATTTTATGATTTTAGACAGTCATGAAATAGATGTTGCAACCCGAATAAGAGTAATGAATGAAAGTTCAGATGAAGCAATTGCCGCAGGAGCAACAGTCAGTAGAACAAACGTTGTACCAAAAGATACAGATGCACTTACAGATGATACGTTTGGATTTACTGAAACCTTTGAATTTTTCCCACACGGAGAAACATACGATCCAGTAGCAGGAACAGATAGTTAATGAAAACTGAAAAGTTAGTGGAGCATAGGATTGAAAAACATCTTGAGCTCGGGGAAGAACTCCCTAAAAATGATGTAAAAATTATAAATCCTACAGTTGAAAATATTCCATCTGTAATAAATGATAATGGGAATAAAGATAACGATTTTCAATATGCTCGTGAGAATCTTTATGACATTATTGAAAAAGGCAGAGATGCTATGGAGGAACTTCTAGAAATTGCAAAAGCAGAAGAGTCTCCTAGAGCATTTGAGGTGTTTGGTCAATTACTCAAAAATATGACCGATACTCAAAGTACACTTATGGAACTGCATCAGAAAAAACAAAAATTAGAAAATGATGGGGATAGACAGGAAGTCAGTAGAGCACAAAATGTGACTAATGCGTTATTTGTCGGCAGTACTGCTGACTTATTAAAATTGGTCAAAAGAGAGACAAAACAAAATGCTTGATTTATTTAACACTTCTGAAATGATGATGCTTGGATTAGTATTGTTTTCCTCATTTTGGATATTTTTATTCAATTACAGACAGGATAATAAAGATAAGTATAGCGGCCATGGATGGTTGATTTTACTTGATTTGATTATCAATATGGGAATGTCAGCAACTGGATATTTGTTGATTTCTATTGTATTTACAAATGTTCCATTTAT